CTTGGCAGACTTTTTCTTGGCGACGGGTGTAGCCTTCTTTTCAGCAGGCTTTTCGTCGGCTTTACCCTTCGCTTTTTTCGCAGCGGCTTCGCGCCTACGAAGATTGAATCCAGTCAAGCTCATTTGATTGTCCTTTGTGCTGTCAAACAAAAAGGCGACGCCCAGAGTTGAGCGCCGCCTTCGTGGTTACATCAAGCGCTGTCCAAAACCTTAGTTGGTTTCGAGAGCAGCCACCCGAATGTTCTTACGCTCGTAGACGCGGTTCCAGTTCGCAGCGAGCAGAGCCTCTGCGTTCGTCGGAGCTTCGCCTGCGACCGATCCGTCGAGCCACTCGACGCCGCGCGGGTGCATGATGAAATGCGACCGCGTGATCAAGTAGTCCTCGCCAGCCAGTGCGTCGCGATCCGTCTCGGACGGAACTGGCGCTCCACCCTGACCGTATGCAACAGCACCTTCGCCAAAGAGGTAGCTCGTGTAGACCAAGCCGTCAGTCGTGCCAGCGCGTACAGGCATACCGTCGTCAACGATAACCCGATATCCGAGGTAAGTCGGAATCTTGATATCGCCGCCTGCGGGTACTTCGTACACGATGACGTTCTGGTTCTGAAGCTCTTGGAATACAGCCGAGTGCATAGCGATGGCAGTCAGTTTCCCGAATGCGTCGCCAAGCGTACCAGCGGCAGCGATTACAGCGGCAGGACTGATCTTCGTGCCTGCGCCCTGTCCCGCAATCGTTTCCGATGCGATGCTGTGGATCATGTCGCCACCGTCGTTGTCGGTGTTGTCCTCGAAGACACCACCAAGCGATGCAATCAGGACAGCCTGATACCTACGCGCCCAATATGCCGATACGAGATCAGCGATTGCGCGCATCGGATCAGCACCCGACAGAGCTTTGGCAAGATCGTTGACACCCCATGCACGACCGCGCATGTGGAGACGACTGTTATCCTGACCAGTGGTGATCGCGCCTGCCGTGAGAGCAGAGGCGTCCGACAGAACTTCGTCGTCACCAGTCAGATCCTTGAAGAACGGCATTTGCAGAATCTTACCGCCAGAGTTGGCGAGTTCGTCGAACTGCGGGTCACGGGTGATAATCCCGCCGAGATACAGCTCGGTCAGTTCTGCGGTGCGTTCCGTAACATACGGATCAAAAACATCAGGTACGATGATATCCGAAATTTTAGTTGCGGCCATTTGTTAATTTCCCTTCAAAAAAGATAAAAGTTTAGCCAGCTACCGCTGCCGCTTTCAGGCGAGCAGCTTTGTCTGGGTCTTCGCGTTTCAACCGAGCCTGTTCCGTGAGATTGAGAGAATCTCTTTGGAAAGGATTGTCCTTTGTTCCACCGGAACCGTTACCGCCATTCGCACCCGACCCTGTTGCGCGCGAACCTTCAAAACATGGAGCGAAGGTTGTCGTTTCTTTGAACTCTTCAAGCAGTCCCTCGACCGTCATGAAGTCACCTTTCGCGCCAGCAATTCTAGGATTGCCAGCTTTGTCGACGACGCGAGCAACCTGCACTCCGTCCTCGTCAAACAATTTTACGTGACCCCTGACATGCGGCATCAGGAGATCAGCGTTGCCTTTCGCGTGACCAATCGCGGTCATGATTGCAGTATCAACCAACAGCCCTTCGAGCTGCCCTCGGAACTGGTCACGTTCCTGCAAGACGCCTGCAACCTCCGTCTGGTGAGTCTCGACCAACTCGGCCTTGTACTCATCCCACTTCCCTTCGGCTTTCGCCGCAGCTTCACGAGCTGCCGCCGATTCTTCCTGCATGGTCTTCCATGCTTCGGCGTCGAAATCATCTGGAACCGACGATGCTTTCGTTTTGAACTTCTTGACCTCGCCAAGTAGTTGCTGGTTTTTGTTTTTCAGCCCGTCCGTTTCTTCGGTGAGCCGAGTCTCAAAACCCTGCGTGGCTTCCGCTACCGCCGCTGCGGTTGCTGCCTTGATTGCTTCCTGAATCTCAGGTGCGTTCAAATCGATATCCATTGTCGTTTCCCTCTAGGACTTGGTATGTCGCTCTGCGACGGATTACAAAATTTCAACTTTTCCTTCAGCGAGACATTGCGCACAGATCAATTCGTCGGAGCCGCCGTCAATGTCTAACCCTTCTGGCGTTGCGTTTACCGCGATGATACCCGCGACCGCTGGAAGGAACGTCGTTCCGTTGCAAACATGACAGGCCATAATGTCTGGTCCCACCTTGCCGCCTTGAATCAATCGAAAGTTATGCGTCATGAATCGTTCTACCGCCAATAATACCCATAGGGAACGCGAACCAACAAACACTTCGCGAATAATTGTTCCTGCCGACCTATCGCTGCCATAATCGGAGGCATGGCAAACACGTTTGAAATCTGCGCCAAATGGGTTCTCGAAAACCATCGCGACGGTTGGGTCCTCTGTCATGGAATGGTAATGGGTCGACACTCAGAAGACCAGTACCAACATTGCTGGATTGAAATGCCTTCCGACAACAAGGCGCTCCTGCTGACGACCGGGAAACCTATACTGGTCAACGCTGACGACTATCGCCACGCCAACAGCGTCTTCACCATTGACGAGTTCACGCCTGCACAGGTCAGGCATCTGGTCGACAAGTTCAGGCACTTCGGACCATACGACAAAGACCTGAGAGACTTCCCGACGAGGACGATCCACTGACGGACTCAGAGCGCCTAGAATCTCTGCGACGCGTCGCGCGCTTCGATCTCCCCGAGGATCAGCTAACCGACAGAGCGCGCGCAGCTCGGGCGCAATACGAAGCGCTTGCAGAAAAGCTCGAATCCCCAACCCCGCATCATTACTAGGTTTCACAGCTCGACCCGCTAGTTCCTTGACATACCCAACGGGTATCCCTGAAACTACGCCCATCGACCAAGCACATTCACGAACAACGAGGAACCGACCATGTTTCAACTCACAGCAGCAGAAGCGCAAGCACTCGCAAATGACGGCGGCGAAGTCGTCGAGATCATTCAGGGCGAGCGCGTCGTAATCGCTTTCCAAAACACGAACAAAATGCTCGCGCTGATCAGCGCCGTTAAGAGCTTCCCAGAACTGCGCAACGTAACGACGAACTCGAAACGCGTCGATGGTGTTGACCATCTGACGATTTCGCGCAAGTAACCGACGAGGACACGACCATGAAAGCAACTCACAACGGCACCTGCCAAATCTGCGGAAACGAGCAAGCAGTCAACGCGAAGTCGGGCAAGATTTCCAAACACGGTTACACGGTGGAATGGGGATACTTCGAGGGAACCTGCCCCGGCTCTGGCGAGCTGCCATTGCAGAAGGGCGAGGCGGCAGCGCGCGACATGATGCTGCACCTCGACAATCAGGCCGAGCGCGACGACGAAACACGCAAGGGCGAGATCGAGAACGTCACCGTCCTGACCCGCGACCTTCGGAAGAGTCGCGTCACGGTCAATCGTGAAGGCTACGAGGAACTCGGATACCTGCGCACTTGGGAAAGCGTCTGCAACATGGAGCGCACCCGACTGAAGCGTCAGGCAGAGCTTTGCCGCAAGATGTGCCGCGAGATCGAGAAACGAATCGACACGATTTTCGGAACGGCGTTGATCGAACGCGCACCAGCGAAAGCGAAACGCGTCGAGGATCGTCGCGAGTACTTCCAGACACCGAGGCAGGCATACACTCGCCAGCACGAACTCGAACAGCAGGGCATCAAGTCGAAATACATGAACCGCAACTACCAACCCTACCTGATCATCTACAAGGACGAGTCATGAACCAGAGACAAATCAAAGCAGCAGACGCGCTCTACCTCGAGGACTTTTGTTCGCACATGAGTCCCGAGGCATTCGAGATCGCGAAGACGGTCAAGACAGTGGACGACCTTTACACGTACCCCAATGACCAGATACTTTCGGCTGGCGAACTCGACGCGCTCGAATGCGTCTTGGAGAACTCGTCATGACCACAACAGCAAGCAGGGCATACAACAGCGCGGCAGCTCGTCGCGCTGTCGAGACTGTCGACCGCAAAGAGCTGACCGAGGAAGTCCAATACCGAATCGAAGTTCAGCGCGAGGGAGAGGACTACGACTTCGACGACTATATGCTGGCGCTGCTCGACACCGAGGAATGGTTCGAGAACAACAAACAGCGCGCACCGTTGAACGCGGCACGACGCGCGTTGATTGCGCTCGGCAGGTATCGCGAAATCAGCAACGGCGAGTTGGTGCGAACGCAGCGACTCGGCGGCGGCAGGAAATACGACTTTCAACTTTCGGGCAAAAAATACGTCTGGAAATCATAACCACCAAGAGAGGAACGACCATGACCACAACAGCAGAACGAATCCAGCAACTAGACGCAGCGTGGAACGCGCTGACGGACGATCTCAGCGCATCGATATCTAGCGCGCAGGAAATTCGGAACAAGGTTCTGAACGGACTCAGAGATCGCGGCGAACTGAAGGACGATCAGATCGACCGCATGAAGCGCATCGAAGCGAACGCCAGTGTCGTCGAGCGTATGCTCAAGACCGTAAAGGAAATCCATCATGACTACTGAAACAAAAACAATCAGCCTGATCCCGTCGTGGAAAGCAGCCGCGAGCATTTACATCATGGCGCTGCAAAACGGATCGCCTGTCGGCGTCGAAGCTGCGCAGGACGGCATACTCGAAATGGCAACGATGATCGACGGGTTTAACGAACTCGTCCATCAGTTGCTCGACAACAACGACATGGACGCCGATACGATGCGCGCTGTCATTCGCGACCACATGAAAGCCCTCAAGGAGAAAACGTCATGACCAAGTGCCAGAACTGTTCGCGCCTGCAAGCCAGAGTCGAGGCGCTGAAGGGTGTGCTTGATCGGATTGATTATGCCTTAGAAAATATCTGGGCAATCGACAGAGACAGGCTAAGACAGTTAATAGCTGAAGCAGCCACAGAGCAGGGAGAGGTGATGAGTGACCTACACGGAATGGAGTGGGCTGAACTGTGCCAAGAGGCTCAACGTCTGCGAGCCAGAGTCGAGGCGCTTCAACTGAGGGCCAAGACTTACGAGGAAGGCTACAACGAATCACAGGAAGCAATACGCTACCACCAAGCCAAAGTCGAGGCGCTGAAGGCTGCGCTACAGAAGATCAGC